AAAGGTTGTCACCATCGGAGGCTGTATAGTTACCAGTTTTAATTTGCCAAGCTTCACCTAAACCAGCAAGAGAAAAAATATCATACCAGTTTGTACCATCAGTAGCTAATAATCTATATTTACCATTAGTTACCGTAACGGTGTTTCCTGAAGCACCTAATCTAGCAGAGATGTCAGCACCGCCAGAAATGTTATTATAAATACCGTAAGTTTTTTGTGTAGCTGGGAATTGTAAAGTGTGAGTCGTAGAAACTGTGCCTGTTAAAATTAATTGATTTTGTCTAGCTTCGTTATTTGCTTGAGTTTGTGGACCATCGCCGTTTGTTAGCGTTGTTGAAGTCCCTGTTGTAATTGCTTTTGAATAAACACCTGCAATTGCAAATTCAAAAACCTGAGAGAAGTTATTATTCGTAATAGTACCCCAAGTACCTGAATTTTCTCCTGTGGTTTGTAGCTCTATTCGTAAGCCTGTTGAATAAGTTGAACTCATTTAATCTCCTAATAAAGTTTTAGTAATTATTTTAAAGTTTGTCAAAACTTTTATGCGGCTTTATGGACCTCGGTCCAACTTATATCCGAGTTAGAATCATCGACAGCAGACCAGAAAGTCCCTTGCAAAGTTCCAGTTGTACTTGTAGCAGAAACTCCAGTTAATGTAAAGCTTCCACTTATCGTAATACTTACCGTTCCTGTGCTTGACGTTGCAGAAACACTAGGTGCTTCGTAGCTAGTTTCTTGCGTCTCATCTCCCAAAGAAAGCGTCGTTCCAAGGCCAGTAACAAATACTGATGTCCCAACAGTGCCTACTGCTGAAGTCATTGCATTACCAGAAGGGAATACAACAAATTCTGGATCTGCTTCTGGTGTGCCTAGAGAAACATCAAGTTGAGGTTCACTTGCTGCAACAACAGTTACTTGTGAATCACCTGTTATAGAAAAAGTTCCTATTGATGAGGTTGTTGCAACTCCAGTAACAGAGATATTTTGATCAGTTGTATTAGATACAGTTCCTAGGCCAGATGTTAAAGCTTGACCTGTTAAAGCTTGTGATATTCCAACAGCGCCCCATTGCTGATCGCCCCAACCAATAGAACTGCCAGTATTAATGTCTGTGTCACGGTTCCAACCAGTTGTTTTTGTAACCGAGCTTGACTCATCTCCTATAGAAGAAGTGAGAGCAATACCTGTGACAGAAATATTTTGATCAGTCGCAACTGTCTCAGTACCTAAAGAGGTAGTGAGAGCAATACCTGTAGGATTAACTTGAGCAATACCTGTAGCAGTAACAGTGCCTAACGCAGAGGTTAAGCCAATACCAGTTACAGATATGTTCTGATCAGTCGCAACTGTCTCAGTACCGAGAGATGACGTGAGGCCATTACCTGTAACAGAAACAGGTGCTTGTTCGTTCCAGGCACCACTGCTCCAAGTTTGTCGGCCCCATCCTTGGATAGAGGCCATGAATTATCTCCTATGCTATTCTTAAAATTGCAGCAGTTGCTTCAGCAGCAGGGAACGTAATTGTAAATGTTCCTGAAGTTGAAGATTTAACCGCACCAAAATCTAATACACAAACAGACGCATTGGTAGTTAAACCAGATACAGTTGAACTATTGTAAATAACAGCAGCTTGTGCTGAAATAGTTGCACTTGTAAAAGATATGTCACTAAAATCACAAACAGCAGTGTCAGTAGATAGAGCAGGAGTAACAGATGTTAATGCCCCTCCACCTTCTGCGTAAGTTCCTGAAGCTCCTACCTCATCAGTTTGTTGAAATGCAGTTGTTGATTTACTTAATGTTGCTTCGTTGTCGTATAACGCTAGTTTAAAAGTGTTCCCTGTCGTAGCCGTAAAATTGTGTAGGCCTTTAAGGATTTCCACTTTGAAACTGTTGCATACAGCTTGAGTA